CCACTAGCAAACAGTAATAACCGTCTTGACGCACGTGAACCAGTAGCGTTTTTAGCCGATGAAGTTGGGGCTTTGCCTAACAGCTACCCAATTAATGCCATGAAATCTGGTCAAACGTTAGTTGATAACCCATTAGGTATTATCATCTCAACTGCTTACGATTCTCTTGATAATCCAATGACACAGGAAATTCAACGTGCCACTGATAAGATTACAGACGGAGAATTGTATGACCCAACGTATTTTGCGTTGATTTATAGGCCAGATAAGCCTAAAGAGTGGGCTACAAACGATGAGGAATTAATAAAAGTCAATCCACTATCACAGGAAATCCCAAAAGTTAAAGAGCGCTTACTGAACGAGCGAGAAGATGCCGTTAATTATGAAGATAAGCGTCAAAACTTCTTAACAAAGTACATGAACATTTTCGTTGATGGTGACGAGGGTGAACAATTCACAACTGAAAGTGAACTTGACAGAGCCGAATTACCACAAGGTCTTGATTGGTATGGCCGTGACGTGTTTGTTGGCCTTGACTTTGCTGAAAGCCACGACAACTTTGGTCTAGCCATGGTTACTTTTGATGAAGGACACCAGAAATATGTCGCTAAGGCATGGTCATTCTTTCCAACAGATCGAATCGTTGCTAAGACAAAGGTCGAAGGTTGGGATTACCAGCACTCTGAAAACGAAGGCTGGGGATTTTCTTCTGGTCACGAAACGATTGATTATGGTTTTGTAGAAGATTTCTTCTATAATCTCGAATCAAAATATGGCGTAAAGATTAAAGGATTCGGTTACGATAAGTGGAATGCTCGTTCTACGGTCGCTAAGTTTATGACTAGCGGCTATGACGGGGTTGAAATTCCACAGAACCCACGAGGGTTATATCCGGGAACAAAGCTTCTGCGTGAAGCCTTGCAGAACGGTAACTTTGCATATGATAAAAATGATATGCTACGTCAGAACTTATTAAATGCTAAGATGGTTACTGACAGCAACCTATCATACTTCTTAAACAAGAAAAAATCAAGCGGCAAGATTGATATGGCCGCCGCAGTTGTTGACGCTATGTCGTTGTGGGAAATTGAAGAATTTTCAAACATTATGGGTGGCGCAAGCAACATCACATTACTTTAAAAAGGGGTGAGTTTAAATCGCTAATAAAAATAATAAATGGTCTTTAAAGAACATCTTTAAAATTCCATTTAGCCAGCAACAGCCGGGGCAAGACAGTCGTGGTGGTACTTTTGTTCGTTCACAGACTGGTACAGGGCCGTTATCTTTCACTGGTGATGACAGACCTGTTACAGAAGATACAGTCATGGAGATTCCGGCGTTCAGCGCGGCGTTAGCGTTGGTCGCTGACACGGTAGCTTCTCTTGATATTCTATTGATGAAGACAAGCGATCAAGGCGTCCCACTTCCTGTTAAAGATGACGAGCGAGTAGCAATGCTTAACAAACAAGCCAATGAAGAAATGTCCGCCTTTACTTATAAGCGTTCAGTTGTTAAAGACTTGCTGTTATATGGTCGTTCGCTAACTTATATTGAACGAACTGGTGACAATAAAATTAATGCCATTTATCCTTTAGCTTCTCGTTATATTACTACCGAAGTTTATACATATGGTGGTTATAAATACTATGGTGTTTATACCTATAGTTCAGAGGCTGGCTCATTTGAGTATGATGAAGAAGACCTAATGAATGTAATTTCGGATTCACAAGATGGTATCACGTCAGATGGTATTATGGCAAGCTACACTGGAACACTTCAATTGGCACTAGCACAACGCGACTATGAGAAGAACCTATTATCTAACGGTGCAGTTCCTGTTGGCGCTGTACGTTCTGATAGGGCGGTGGCGCCAGAAATCCTCAATAGGTTAAAGGAACAGTTCGCCTCATCTTATGCTGGAGCGGGTAATTCTGGCAAAACATTGTTCCTAGAAGGTGGTTTGTCTTACCAACAGATTAGTACGAACCCAGATAACATGCAATTGGACTCCAGTAAGAAGAATATGTTAGGTGAAATTGCTCGTATGTTTAACTTGCCGGAAACACTTATTAATGCTGGTGCTAACAAGTACAATTCTAACGAGCAAAATAACTTGCAATTCTTCCAGTATTGCTTAAAACCAATTTTATCAAGTTTTGAATCCGCAATCAACAAGGAATTGTTGTTAGAATCTGAAAAAGAAGCTGGTTACTTCTTCAAGTTTGATACAGATACCATTATGCAGAACACTTTTAAAGAAAAGGTTTCCGCATACGGTGCTTTATACAAGCAAGGACTTATTAGTTATGATGAATTTCGTAACAAGTTTGGCTTTAGTAATATTGAGGGAGAAGACTTTATTAATCTTAGTCTCGGCTCTGTTCTTTACTATCCTAAGACTGGCGAAATGAAGATTCCTAACTTAGGTGTTGCTGGTGGTGCTGATGTTACTGGACAAGATTCGGATGACCCCACACAGGTCACTCCTAAAAATCAACCAATTGGCACTATTACCCCAAGCAAAAAGCCGGGAGAAAAGCAAGGCGTTCAGAAAGCTCCTAACCAAAAGAATCAAGATGACAGCCATCAAACAAAGGCTGACAATAACATGTTAGGAGGTAATGACAATTAAACAAAAAGAATTACGGACACTTAGTTTCGAGACACGAGACTTGTCTTTTGATGATAAATCTCTAAAGGTATCTGGATATGTTAACAAAGCTGGTTCTTATAGTCAAGTAATGTCTGCTGACGGTACTCCGTTTCGTGAAACTATTTTACCACAAGCATTTGTTGAAGCTGTTGCAACGGAAGATCCAATTGATTTTTATGCAGAGCACGATGATCAAAAGTTACTTGCAACAACTGTCAATCATTCATTAACATTACGTGCAGACGATGAAGGTCTGTATATGGAAGCACAAATCTTAGACACAAATGATGGTCGTGATACTTACGAGCTTATTAAAAGCGGCGTTATTACGAGTATGAGTTTTGGATTTATTGTCCTTGATGATGATTGGGACATGACTGGTGGTAGATTTGATGATGGTGTCCCATTAAGAACTGTCAAGGAAATTATCCTGAAAGAAGTATCTGCGGTACGTTTTCCTGCTTATCTAAGTTCAAGTATTGAAGCTCGTGGTATTCAGGAGCTAAAGAGCCTTGAACATAGAGGTATTAATAGCGTATCGGAAGTTGTTAATATTAAGGAGGGAAACGAATTGGAATTACGAGATGTAGAAACCAAAGAATTATTTACTGAATTAGAACGGCGCGCAAAGCTTCCTGCGAATGAAGTTATTGTAAAGCCAGCTAAAGCTAAGCGTGATGGCGAACCAGATAATGGCGACAAAACACAAATGGCGTCTGGAACTGCTAAAACAACCGCTTCATCTCCAGCAAAACAAATTGACGTTGATGAATTATCCAAACAAATTGTTGCGTCTGTATTAGCTGGTATTCAAACTGCGTTAGGCAAACGTGACGGCGAGGGAGATGTTCCTGAACCAGATGGTTCCGACACGGCAACAGATGATGGCACTCAAACTGATTCAATGAAACCAGATAAGCGTGCAAAACTTCCAGCTAATGAAGTTATTGTAAAGCCAGCTAAAGCTAAGCGTGATGGCGAACCAGATAATGGCGACGACACTGGCGAACCCGATGATAATCTGGACACCGATTCTAAGAATGGCGAGAAGAAATCTAAGAGTTCTGAAAAGCGTAGTATGGAAGCACGTGAATTGTTAAAACAGATTAATGATTTGGAGGTCTAATTAATGAAGACAAAAAAGGGTTTGCTTGAAAAGCGTTCAGCATTAAAAGGTAAGTTGGACGAATTTAAGCCTGCTATTGAAGATGGTACTGTTACTGACGAACAATTAGAAGAAATGCGTTCTATCAAGTCAGATATTGTATCGGTTAACGATGAAATTGCAAATTTAGATGAACAACGGCATAATGCCGTACCTGCAAAAGATGAAACTAGGGGTGCTGAAAAGATGGATAAAGATTTAAAGAAATTAGAAAAGCGTGCGGCCGCTGACCTATTCCGCAATAAATTACGGGATAGCAAAGCAGTTCGTGACTACCTTGAAGTTGCAAAGAAACACGATAAGGACGTTGATGTAGAAGACCGTGCATTACAAGATAACGGCTTGTCATGGGGCAACGCTGTAAATGGTACTGCTTCTGACGGGGGTGTTGTTGTACCCACCACTGTTGCCGATACTATCATTGAAAAGTTACAAGAAACTTCTCCAGTGTTTGCATTGGCTAACAAGATTGGGGCAGTAACTGGTAACTTACGGGTAGCTCGTGAAACTGACAACTCTGACGATGGTTTCGTTGGTGAACTTGAAGAAGTTAAAGCGCAAACGCCAACGTTGAAATATGTTGAATTAACACAAAAGCGTGTCGGTGCTTCAATGCAATTATCAAACATGATGATTAATGATGGCGCGCCTGTTATTGTTTCTTACGC